CAGCCTCATGGTCCCATGTCGCTTTACCTGGACAAAAACCATAGAGGCCGCCTCCTTCTTGGATCCGCATAGGCCACAGCGAGCCGTCTGCGCTTGTAAATTCTTTATCTTCTCGGCACCGCCTTAACTTCTGTATTCTCTCTGGGCATTTGCTGCATTGAAACCCGCTTGTCTTGCTATGGTCCACAAATTCAAGCTCTATCAAGGCTTCTAACTTTTTTTTACCCCTACATCCGTATTAACGCCACCGGCTACATTTTGCCTAGCTCTCCATAAGTCCATTGCTAGGCCCGCATTGTGTAGCGCATTTACCAGCTCTTTATTTGCTGCACCGTCGCTATCACGTTTGAAAAGTATCTTGTCAGTATCAGGTATTCCTTCGGGGTTTTTTATATCCACCAAAGAGCGCCTAACCTCTTCCAAGATGTAACCAATGTTTAGTTGGGTTTTACCCTTCTCAACCTTAACTTGCTGGCTAAGTATTTCCTGGGTTGCTTCGTAAGGTAGAACTTTGCGAAGAACAAACCTAGTAGGCTGCTCTTCAGTTAGTTCTAGTTTTTCTTCGTCCAAATCTTCCAGGTAGCTATCATATTGCTCTTCTGTGCAATGTGATACTGCGCTATCCTTGCGCGTAATTACCTCAATAGTACCTTTTGAGCTTAGTTCTAATTTCAGGGGCATTCGGGGTTCTCCTTTTTACAAGAATGAAATTTTAACCTCATCCGCTGCTTCTAGTGCCGTTTCATAAGCCAAGCCCTCAAAGGTCACTGGAATAGATCCGGTAGCAGGTACAGCGATTTCTGGAATCGGGAAAATAACTTTGGGTAGATCAATGTGCATGTGTCGCCCGGCAGTATCGCCAAGGTCCGCATCAATATCATCGCCAGCAAAGTCTTTAAGTGAGTTCAAAAACTCAACCAAATCATGGTCAAGGTTAAGCTCTACAGAAGCGGTTACAGAAAGCCTATCACCAGGAACATAAAGCGGCCCGGCTAGACCATCTTCGCCAAAACAGTAGTCCACTAGCTCGTGATTGTTCTCGAAAGAAAGAGTCAAAGAACGAACACAAGTATTTGATGGAATACCTGAGATTGTGATAGATCCCTCAAGTCCTGTCTGAGGATCGCGGATAGAGCTAGAAGTCTCTGGCTCGTAGTATACCAAGTAAACATCGGCGCTAGCGCCGTCGGCATCAGCCAAAGCAGCTCCGTCAAGAGTCACAACGTCACCAGCTACAGAGTCAACCGTCCGGGGTGATCCATCCGGGGTGTCTGCGCTTCGAGTCGTTCCGTCTGCCTCGACTAGCATTACCTGGGCTCCTACTGGGAAGCGCTCGCCTTCACCAGCCTGCAAGGTAACTGTGTTAGCCCCATTGTTGTCTACAGTAGATTTACCGATACCTACAAGTAGAGCAGTTTTAGCGTTACCGCTAAATTCTACCTGGGCATCACCGTCACCGGGAAAGCTCATCTCTGCCGAGTTAACAAAACCGCCTGGAGCTTGCTTTGCCCATTGGTCTCCGTTCTCATAAATCGAGAAAGAAAGGTCTGGAGCAGTCGCCGCAGTGTACTCTAAAGAGCCTGCATTGTCCGTTTCCTTGCCCAAAAGAGACTTAAGAAGTACCCGAAAACCAGCATCAATTTCGGCGTTAGAAACCGCGCCAAGGCTAGTATCAATGTTAAAAAACATTGGTAAAGAAAACTCTGTAGTAGTTTTCTGCTTGATTATTGCGTTGTGGTGCCTTCCCGATCGACTTGGAGAAGATTCGATTGGTTGGGTAAAGTTAACGCTCGCCCCTTCCAAAGTATCTACTAGGTCCGTACCGGCTGGAGTAGCAAGAGTACCCCTAACTGATTCCTCAACAACGTAAACTTTCTGCTCAAGTGCAGAAGAATCGTTTGCAGAGGCGTGTAGTGCTGCAAAATCCTTTGCCATGTTATGCCCTCCTTGGCTTAATTACTAATAATACATTAATACTTTATCAGCATCCCGTATAGTCTTCATTGAACTTGGCGATAACATGAATTCGACAAGTATAGTAAGGTTCCAAAAGATGCAAATCTGTCACTGTTCTATCATACAAAAAATGTACAAAACCTGAAACATCTGGTAAGGAAACCTTTGCGCCAATCGCCAATTTTACCGCGTGTTCCAAGTCCCATAGGTCTGATTGGGATATCTCGCCGCCCGTATCGCTCTTCATAACGATTTCTATAGCAAGCTCCCAGTCTACTTCTGTATATTGCCGCCTGGGCGTATGTATAGCGCCAATATCAAAAATCTGTGCTGCCGGAAGCTCATGCTGCCTAAAATCATCAGCCAAAAGCCTGATTTTGTCAAAAGTGACTAGGTTAAACGATCCCATATCTGTAAGAATCGTCTTCAATTTTGCCGCTACGGTTGTTTTAATGCTCATGGTTTTTCCCTAAATAAAGCTCGCAAAGTATCGACAATAAAGGGAATATTCTTTTCATAGGCTGGCCGCAAATAGGGCCTTTCTGGATAGTTTACGCGCTTTTTGAAGTTTCTTACATTGACGCGCTTAGGCTGTATCGCCCGCCCAAATGCCTGGGTTTGCGTCCTCTGGTGAGCTCTTACGGTGATATCCCCACGATAACCAAACTCATGCAGCCTGGCGTATGGTACGCCAAAGGATCCCACAAATACCCCTAGCCGATCCCTGGTAAATTCATGCCGGATCGAGTTAAACAAGCGCCCGGTATCTATCAAAGGCTTCATAACGCCCCCGCCCGTGCGCGATGGTTTGCGGATATTTAGTTTAGCGTCGGCCTCGATCCTGCGGGCTATATTAAGCAAAGCGGCCCTAAACTCCCTGCTCTCTGGCTGGTATCTGTTTAGCCTCGCCTTGATACGCTTAATCATGGCGTCGGTGTTAGCCTGTACCGCCATTAGTTATTCCCCACCGGAACACTGGTAAAGAAGCTATCGCAGCGCTTATAGGGTATAAGCATCTTTTTGACGAATACGGGGGGCTCACCAAGATAGCTAGTAGTTTCATCCCCCTTTGACTTGCTAGACTGACCCACTCGGCGATCCCCTAACATATTGTACCAGAATTCAACTATCCAATAGGTAGCCTCCTGGATAGGCGTAGGTATCGACGCATAGCCGGCAGTGTACTGTATCCTCACATTGCGGTTACCCCTGGGGAATTTGGTGTTTATTAGGACAATGCCAATATCGTTATCAATTGAGTAGTCTTCGGCGTCCATCTCGTCGTTAGCGTCTGAGAAATCGCTATCCTGATTCACTCTAACGCCCGAAATTGCCGTCACAGGCCATTGTTTCATGGTAAAGCGATCATTTGCCCTACCGTCAAAGAAATGCTCATAGGAAGCCGATTCCAGGCTCCTATCAAGAAATATTTCTATCCAGTCACTAGCCGCTGTAATAAATCGTGTCAACCTGGCATCCTGGGAAGTGTTTCCGCTAGGTATATCCAGGTGATCTTTCATATCTGACAATGATACAAACATAGCCATATTTGGCCCTCCAAAGCATCCTGCTTATAAAGTAGTATATATCAGATATGTTATTTATTTCTATAACTCTCGGCCTGCTTGTTTTCCGCCTTTGGCTGGACCTTTTTTACCGGCTCTTTTGGGGCCTCTTTGGCAGCCTCGAAAAATCCCGGATAGTCACCAAGTAGCTTGTGGCCGATCTCATCAGGCACATCCCTAACTTCGCCAGTCTTCCAGGTGTATTTACCATGGACGAAAGTTGCTCCAGGCACATGGTTAGCTAGTCTTTTAAGCTTAATCTTCATTTGGCAAATCTCCTTTTTACCATCTCTTGTCGGGGCATTCCGAATATTTAGCAGCTACCTTTAATTGTAGCTTACATCCGCATAACTTGCATTTCCAGCGCCTTTGTTTAGGCTTTCGCACATACTCGCAATCTGAACAAATTGATAGCCGCCTATTAACTTCCTCGATGCTAGACCATAGAGACATATTTTTAAGACTCTTGGCCGCCACTAGCGCCACAGTCTTTACCTGATCGCTAAAGCTCATTATGTTCCCGGCATCGGCAACGCTATTTTTAACTTACCCTGCATCCGATGCTTAAAACCAACTGGATGGTATATCCAGAAATCGAGGGAGTCGTTGGCCGTAAAATACGTAAAGTTTTCCTCGTCTACGCCGACCTCGCCATAGGGCTTAACGAAGTACATATTTAGCCCACCATCTGCTTGCGGTAGCTCCAAATAAACTGGCGCGGGGTGTATTAATATTTTACCCACACCGTACACATAGACGTTTTCTTGTAGCTCATCCCTATGGGATAAGAGAATACCTCTAACGCCCCACTCTGTACCCGGTACAAAAGAAACCCTAGTATAACGGCACTGGGCGTCCAGGGTTGCTTGACTAGGGCTTACAAGCTCGGTTAGGTTAGCGTCAAAGAATGCTAAAGAAGTGACGCCTAGATCCGTCTGCGCTAAGTCCCTATCATGTACGCTATCTAGCTTCGATGTTTCCCACTCAATTTCTCGGCATTGAAAATAAAAATTTTCTTTAAGTTTCTTAGTAGACACCAAGGGAGCTTCGGTATCAGGATCTAAAAAACCACTACCAGATAGAAATAGTACAGCGACACCAGCCGAAACATGGCCGCCAGAATCATTAGCTGTGGATGCTACTAAATCCCCACTTGCCAAATCACCTATGACTGAAACATCTTGGGACCACTCCACAGGCTCAGTATTTTGCAATTGGTAATAAGACCCATCGGCAATCGTTTGCCCACGCCAGGTTCCTTCAGATCCTGAATTATTAAGTATATATTTTGACATTAAAGGTCTACCTCCAAAGAAACAAAAACAATAGGCTCACTAGCACTCCCACTGGTGATTTTCACACTTATTTCATCTCCCTGAAGAACAACTATAGACAATCCAGCTGCAAAATTAGTCTGTGAAGAAGTTAAGGAAATCGTAGTTACTACAACACCATTTAAATAGATACTTGCAGTAGCAGTAGTGCTTGTTCTTACTGATATTGATATTGCTTTTATTTTTGAATCCTCAGCAGCCACGTAGGGAGAAGTATTAGAAGGAATACTATGGTTAATCTCAAGCCATTTGTTAGAGGCATTACCATTGTACCCAAAGTTCATAATGAACCGGGGCTTACCAGTAATCTTAGCATCTATTTCTTCGATAGCATCCTGGACATTATCAGACGTAAGACCATTGAAGTCATTATCAAATGGCGTCCCACCCGCTATATTTGTTGGGTACAAAGTGCTCAAGCTAGTTCACCTATCCTCACATCTTTACCAGAACCATCAGCTATTAGGTACACAGTAATTTCCGGACCAACAGGCAAAGGAATAAACTGATCTTTGAAAACCTGGGTTCCAGTCAAAGTAGTAACAGAAGAATCATACCCCCAATAGACCTTGTTGGCCTTAGGCTGTATGGTTACTACCTTTCTGTTCTCTAAGGCTGAACCACCTACTTTAAGTTCTACTGCCGTAGTGCCAACGGTAAGTGTTCCATAAACTGCGGAATCGTTCGCATGATCTAATTGATCAAAACCACTAGAGCCCATTACTTAGCCTCTCCTTTGCCGCCCCATTTTTTCTTAAATTCAAAAATATGAGCTTCTATTTTTTTAACTACATTTATTGCCTTAACATTCACAACAGAAAATTGGTGCATTTTCTTAATATCTACATCAGAAAATCGGGCATAATCGCTAACAAAATTCATATACTCGACTAATGATCTATGCTCTTCTTCGGTGAATGTAAGTTGTTCGATAGGTTTTTCTGGCTGGTCTTTTATATCTTGCTTTTTATCTGTCATTTGGGGTTCCTGGGATCGGGGTTAAAGGGGGCAAAAGCCCCCTACTCAAATTAACTAAGTTCCATTACTCGAAGATCTTCAGAAGAAGCGCCAGTTCCGCCAATTATCTGAGGTGTAACACTTGGCCCAATTCTAAACTCAAACTTCTCACCACTCGCCATTGGAAATCCGTTGGCAGTAGTGACACCAGTTTTTCCAAAGTAAAGATACTTATTACCTTGGTTAGCAAGGTAAAGGTACTTTCTAGCTGCTAAAGCAGAGGAAACAACGTTTACCGCAGTAGTAGAAACCGCTGTAGCAGTGTTTTCGATTGCAGTATCAGCAATGCCGTCGTCAACGTCGATATCATTAGCAACATAAACGTCAAGGGCCTGTTTACCACCTTCGAGGGTAGAAGTAATGAAGTCAGTCCCATCACCAAGACGAACACTGTCATTTTCACCGGCTGAAGTATGGTCTAAAGAACGAATATCCAAGTCAGTAGCATCTACTGTCCAAGGGCTATCCGATCCCTGAATTACAGCAATCTCAGTATTAGACAAATGTACGTCAAGGGCGATATCGCCATTTTCTGAAGTAGACGTAAAGAAGTTAGTCCCATCACCAAGACGGATACTATCAGCGTCACCCGCAGTAGTGTGGTCCAGGCTTCTGATATCTACGTCAGTAGCATTAAAGCCAGCCACGTTAACATCTAACTGATTGCTGGTTACACCAACTTCGTTTCCAGATGAATCAATTATCGGCCCAGCAGTACGCAACCACTCCACAGAGTTTAGCGTTTCCGATCCGATCAGGTCGCCGTCCGTACCCGCTCGGACATAAGCGCCAACACTATGTGATGCTGCTATGGAGTCAGCATCCGTTGGATTAAATTTTAGTTGTGCAGTTACACTCATTTTTACACCTCTCCCCTAAAAAATTAAACGCGATTAAATTTCTGGGGCATTTCACAACCAGGATACCACTTTTAAAGCATCAGTTCCAGAAACCACCCTATCAGCCTGCCAATATAGGGTAAGACTGGCTATATCCATGGGCTTATCTGGTGATGTATAAACGGCTCCTGGAATTAATCTAACATAATTTGTACCAGAATCTCCAGACTGATAAGAGAATTTTATACATGCTCCTGACTCATTTATTAACTCAAACCGCTTCGCATTTGCGGGTAAAGCGTAGCTTTGTTCTGTATCTGCTACTGGAAAAGTCACTGTGGCGTTAGATGGGCTAGTAATCCCTGACTCGGTAAAATTACCATCTACCTTAATACCGTCTGCCGTACATTCAGCAAATTCTAGAGTGCCGGAATCAGATAAGCAGGCTATCGGTATGGCCTGATTAGTCGCCTGTACGAAAGTTTCCCCGTCGAATATAAGCGCGGCATCCAGGTCACTAGCAGATTGCGCTAGTCCAGTAATATACACGCTAAACGTAGCGTTGCCGCCTGAAACAATAACTTCTAGTTGAGGCTTATCATGGTATCGAGTAATTAGTTTTCTATCTGGAGGATTACCGGCAACCGAGATAGTGCCATGGCCCTGAAGGTCGAATCTTTCGCCCGCGCTCTCACCAGCAGTAAAGTCGTAGTAGTTTACGGTTACAGTTGCGCCAGGATCCAAAGCCGAAACAAAGACAGTGCTAATCAAAGCGCTGCCCCGTGTGTTTAGATGCCTAATATAAGTCTCTGGAGTCCTTTCCTCTAGCGGAAAAGCTATTTGAGACTCAGTTGTGCCCAACGTGAAATTGGGTAATTTAACGACCATTCGGGATCCTACGGGCTAAACAAAAAGGCGGGGGCATGTAGGCTACCCCCGCCCCTAATTTTAGGAGAAACTAAACATTAACTCAATGCAAGGTTATAAAGCATCGCAGTTGAGGTCTCGTCTTTCTTCTCAAGAACACCACGGAAATCTTGTCGCGTGTAAGCAGCTAGCAACCATCTGTCATAATCTGCAAGGTCTTGCATAACTCTAACTCTGATTGGTCGGCGGATACCCATGTACCATCTACGAAGGTCAACAACGTGCATACAAGTACGGTCAGTAGTAACACCGTCATAAACACCAGTAGCGTTAAGGTCTTCGCGAACAAACTCAGAAGAGATAATTGGAATACCGAAGATGTTACCAAGGCTTCCCCTAACAACCGTTGCAGCCGGCCCAAATTTGTCGATAGTGACAACTTGATCGAGAAGCAATAATTGGTTGATAATCTGCGGACCAGCAATCCAAGCTAGTGCGCGTGGGTTCATCCCGTGCTTACCAAGAGCGCCTCGAAGGTTTCTTAAAAGAATGTCAGTGATAGCAGAGTTTCCGCCGTCTACAAACAACCCAAGAGCAGACTTCGCGATTGCAAACTTACGAAGTCCGTCCCAAGACTTTCTAGCATCGTCAGCAGCCGTGACGTCACTATCTTGGTGAGTAGCAGCAGTGTCACCGTTAAGGATCGCTTGCTCGATTGCTCTAGCACATGCGTCTACAACTTCCTGCCGTGCCGCAGCCATAATAGCTGGTGCAGAATCTTCGTTCATTTCTTCAGTTAGTTTGTAGTGCTCGCCAAGCTTGGTGGCAGAGAAAGTAAGTTTGTCAGTATCAAACTTAGCATCAGAGATTTGAGCGTTTTCGCCGATGATTCGACCAGTAGTAGTTGAATCTTGGATAGGCCAATCGTATGGGTTAGAAGGCATATCCACGCGGCGGAACATTGAAGCTACAACGCGGTCAAGCTCAAACTCTTCGATGAAACTAGATGCCATAATTGTTGGTACCCAGCTAGAATCTGTTGAAGTGTCGAAAGCTTTAAGGCGAGGAACAAGCTCGTTCTTAGCAAAGTAAGAATCGTAGATCTTTTCGCCTACGTTACCTGCTTTTTCTGAGCTATCTTTTTGTGCTCCGTAGAAACACTGAGAAACCCAGCGAGAAATATCCATTGCTTCTTTAAGCTGGAGTACAGTTGCTTTAACTGAATCAGGAACATGCTTAAATCGGCTATCACCGACGTTAACATTCATCAGCTCGGCAGCGGATTTCTTTCCAAAGAAGCGAAGCGCTTTTTGCTCGTCTGATCCTGTTTTATTTCCTACTACCGCATTACCGGCAGCAACAACTTTCTGTGCTTGCTCTTCGAGGCTTTTGTTTTTTGCCTCTACTTCGTTGATTTTAGCCTCTAGCGCGTCGGCTTTTGTTTTTAATTCCTCAATCCCTTTAGCGTCCATGCTAAGTCTCCCTTCCTGGAATTTATATTGTGGCATTAAATGCCGAACTTATCATTCACTCTACTGTATAAATCATCTATAGATTTATTAATAGTGTCAAGTTCTTGTGCCGATTTAATTTTAGCACGTAACTCGTTAGAAATACCAGCATACATTGTATCGTTTAGGTCGATATCAGAAACGTGGCCTAGCTCTACCAGCTTTTCCAAAGATACTTCAATCTTTTTAAAGGCTTCCTCTTCTTCTCGATCGTCGTCCTCTTCGTCGCTGCTCTTCTCTTCCTCGTCCGATTCGTCCTCATCATCTCCCATAGGCATCTGGCTTTTGGGGTTTTCTTCTTCCTCGGTGCTTTCCTCTGGCGGCTTCTTCCCACCCATTTCCTCTTCTTCGTCCTCTGGCTTAGGCATTGCCATTGTATTTAAAAACTCACTTAAAAGATTCTTAATCGCCTGTAACTCGCTCACCGCAGCGCTTAGGGTGATATTGCTTTGACGTAATGCCAATTGCATATCATTAGACTCGGATCCCTGGACTTCGCCAGGCATCTTAATTTCCTGGGCTATGGCCTGCTTTCTCTCGTCCGATATCTCACACTTTTCACCCTCGCACATGCTTATAGCCGTAGCTATAGCCTCGTCACGGCTCTTGCCTTCCTCGATAAGCTTAGGCACTTTCTCATTAACACATTGACGAAAGGATTCTTCGTTTTTGGGATCATCAGATTCATCACCTTCTTCTTGCTTTGGGGATTCCTCGTCCTCATCCTCCTTGGGCTTTTCTTCCATTTCTTTTAGATCAATGTCAGTGCCTAGGATGTGATTAGATGCCTCGATAACTTCATTCTTCAAAGCAATATTCCCAGCAAGTATTTTCTCCATGTCTTCTTCCGATACGCCAGATTCATCGCAGACGTGAGATAGTAGAGACTTTCTATAATGGCCTTCTTCCACCTTACTATCTAACGCTCGGTGAATTGTTGCAACATCGCTAGCACCTTTAGACTCCAGTATTTTGCACCTGGCCTCCAGGAAGTTTTTACTATCCAGGGCCTTGTTAACTACCTCGAATGTGCTCGCCTGATTCATGGGTACAGACACCACAGATACCTCTAAAAGCTCACCAGATTTAATTTGGTTTACGCCCTTCTCGTCTTGCTCTTCATCGTCGACGTTGAAGCCTATAGAAAAGGTTTTTAGCGTACCATCTGCGATCATCTCCCGCACAAATTTTACAGGCCCTTCGTTAGCCCGCGACAATTGGCCGCGTACCTTTAAGCCTTCTTCCATCGCCTTGATCTCGGTTATCTTACCTATCGGCATGTCGGGGTTATGGTTAAAAAGCATGATCGGGTTAGCGTTGAAGTTCTCCAACTTGATACCGAAAGGATCCACCCTATCATTGCCACGGTCCACAATATTTTTATTTGCAAATCCCTCGATCTCGATAGCCTTACCGCTAGCAGTCGATTTAGTTACATTCACATCACAATAAAAATTCTTCATCTCAAAAACCTTCCTTGGTTATTGTTGACTCAATAAATCTAAAGTATCTTCTACGTCTTCAGGACTAACTAATATCTGGGTACATCTGCAATTAATAACATCACCCGGCCCGCCCTGCGGATCCCTGGGCATTTTTAGTTGCGCTCCGCTTCTAGGATCGGTAAACTTTTCATCCACGTCCACCACTTGGCCCCCCAGATTCCAGTGATCTGATTTGCTATCAGCATATTCCCCGGCGGGATTTCCCCTTACGCGTAGATCATTGGAATTTAGCCACATCTTCTGAACACCAGGAACAACTTCGGCCACGTTCTCACTTGCCGCCTGTTGGCCCAAACTTACCGCTGTGAGCGTTTCCGTCCTGGATATCATGTTGGCCCTTCCCCGTATGTTTTCAACGTCTGCAAAGGCTCCTAAGAGGCTCTGGCTAATCTCGTCCAGGGTGTTATTGTTTTTCACGCCCTCGGTAATTAGATCCATTGCCCTCTTAATATTCGTATCAGTTATTTTGTCCGTTCGACCTTCCAAGGTAGATATCAAACGCCGCTCTCTTACGTCGGCCTCCCGCTCCCTTAGTGCGTCTATCTCGGCCTGGTTCTGCACGTTAAACCCAAAGCTTAACTGTGTATCGTAACCGCTTTCTACAGCGCCTACTAGTGGCTCTCTGGAGTCTTCTTTGAATTTGTCCCCAGCCTCTTCAAAAGCTCGCCGCAAACGTTGCCGCAATTGCTGTCTATTGGGGATTTCCGCCTTAACACGCTTTGCAGCGCTGCGCGTTTCACGCAACGTATTCTGTACAACATCCACCGCATTCTCAGCCGTAGATATAAACAAGCCAACCGCAGCCTGGAAGATTTCTGGCTCCCTGGCGTCCATGAGTTCCCCAAGTTGTTTTTCGACATCGGCCACCTTCCCAGCATTGCGCTTTAAAAAGTTTTCCTGGATAGCCCTTTGCCTGGCTATTTGCTTCTCGGCCTTGTCGTCTTCCGATTCCTCTGGTAACTGCTCCTGTGGTGCCTCTGGCTCTTGTACTTCGGATTGTGGCTTCTCGTCGCTGGCGATTGGAGGTAGCCCCAAAGTACCAGCCTCTAGTCTAGCGATCTCTAGGACAACATCACCGACTTCGATAGGGGGCAAGTTGTAAAGAGTCTGCCTAACCTCGTTAATCGTATGCGTGGAAAGCAATTGCGTGGCCAGATCTGCCTGCTTTACCTTGTCTTCCTGGAGCGCCGCAACATCGTGTAGATCGAATTCAAAAAATCTATCTTCGCCCAGTTCCTTGGAGAAGTAGCGCGTATACTCACCGCTGATCATATTCATGCAAGGAATTAACGTGGCTTCCCAAAAATTCCTTAGTGCGGTTTTGTGCTCTTCACTGCCTAAACTACCGGCATCCTGGAGGCCTAGCTCATGCTTAGGGATCTTCCAGATATTAATCATGGTTTCGCGGTTTTTCTCTATAAGCTCCATAATGTGCTGGTCAGCGATGCTATGGCTCAATGGGGTGACTGACATACCCTTGGGAAGTAACATCGTCCTACGCTGGTTTCTGCGGCCCGTGTGGGCTGTTTCAAAAGCCCGGAGCAATCGCATTGCCACATCTTCGTTAACAGTGTCTTCCATCTCGATAGCCATGGCCGGTGTAGCCTGCTTTAAATAGAAGTTGTTCAAATAATCGGCAGTGTACCGGTCAAACAACAAAGCCTTTAGGCCAGGCACCATGGGAGAAAAGCCCCAAATGAGAGACTTGGGATTTGGTTTCTTAACGTGGATAATCTGCTTAGGATCAAACGCCAAGACGCCTTCACGCTTCCCAGGTACATCGCAGGTAGTCCCATTAGGTTCAAAGAAATATTGCTTGATAGTACAATCGCCCTCGATATTCAGGCCCACGCGCTCGAAAGGTAATATCATCAGCTCGCGCTTATTGCGGAAAAATGCGGTTATATCATTACCGCCGCTCATTAGATCAAATACGCTCTGATACATGAAGCTGTGATAGTCCTGGAATTGATTGGGCTTTGATATGAGCTTATTTAGATCGTGATCCATATCGGGCTCAATGACTTCTTCGCCGTCGACAACCTTACGCTGCATAACAACCATTTCCTGGCTGGAAATCTTTTGCGCGATTAAGTCAATAGCTATGAAAGCCCAAGCCTCTGTTAACGCTATGTTTTTCAGTACATCATTATTAACAGTATAATTTACATCGGTATTCCAGATACCAAAAGTATCGTTTTGTGCGTCACCGTCGCGGAAAATATTGAAGGATTTATCAATCTTATCGGCCATTTGGCCGTGTTTATATTCTATGTCTTCTCTTAACGAATCTAGGTCTATTATTTTCTTTTCTGACATTTAAGCCTTCCTTGGCTGAAATTTTGAAAATCTAAATTTAGTGTACGGAAATTTTAGAAATTTGGCTATAGCCTTAATCATCATACAAATCACTAAGCAACCTACCATAAACCTTTTCTAACGGGGATTGGAATTTCTCCAAAGGTAGATCCTCGACAAACTTTATATCCAGGGATCGGCTAGCATATTGCTCATAGGCCGCGTATGCCAATAGCAGCATAGATACAATATCATCGTGTTCGCCAGGCGGCGCGGAAAACTTCATGTTGCCCAAGTGGTTTACTACTACCTCGTACATATCAAGCTCGCGCAACATATCCGACCAATTGGGGATAGCTATTTGCTTCTGCTCAACGCCAAGAACTAATTGGTTAACCATCTCAGATTTACTCTGAGCGCTAAACTTTATGCCCCTACTAGGTAACGGCGTCTGCCGTAACATATCGGAGATTGCTTCACCTACCCCGGTCTGATCGTGATAGATTACCCGGACCTTTTTAAACTTATTTGCAAACTTCAAAAGCTCGCCTATAGCTGCGGTATAATCGAGGCCCTGGAATCTGTTATACCCAACCATTTTACCAGGCTGGTCTAAGGTGATTGCCCCCATAACGGTAAAGTCGGAAAGCTTGGCCCAGTCAACACCTATCACTACCTCGCTATCTTGAGCTTCCGGCGCTAACCAATATTGCTCGTTGATCGGATCCCCAAAGATAATATCTCTGATACCGGCAAAGATAGTTCCATCATCCAAAAACTCGGCCATGTAGTATTGCTGAAATAGTCTAGCAGGTAGTTGCCCCCTGGCTATCTCAATTTCTTTTGGATCAATAAATGGATTCTCATGAGTAGGATATAAATTAGAAATGTAATGCGGATTGTTAGGATCTGTACCTCGTAAATACATTTGGTAAAACCAGTTCTTCCCCCTGGGGGTTGATACCAAGTCGATCTTACCCTTAGTTTGAGTAGTAGTTGTTCGAGCAGATATAAAAGCCTGTTCGACAATCTTGCTAGCCTCGTCCATGATAACATGATGGAAAGCCTCGCCCTCTGTGGCATTCTCTGGATCCTTGTTAACGCCACGAAAAAATATTATGTTGCCATTCTTCTTCAGGGTGATTGTCTGCGCGGATTTATTAACGTCAATTAGATCTTCAGGCATCAACTTACGAAAGTATTTCATACCGATATTAGCAGTATCATAGAAGGGGGCTAACCAGGCATACTGGCGACCTGGGGGCTCGGTCCAGGCCTTGTATAGCATCTTAATTGTAAAGCCTAACGTCTTGCCGAATTTAGTTCCGCATACGTTAACCGAGAATTTATAGTCTCGTTTATCAAATACAATTTCGCGTTGCTTAGGATGTAGTTTCGGTAACGTCACTCGCATCTAGTTCTAATACCTCGCCTTCCTCTGGCTCTTTTCCATCCGTCAATTTTGTCTTTGTTACGCTGCCATCATCGGCTATTTCAATCTTCCAGTGGACATTGTTCTGCGTTATATCGGCCTCTACTCGATCGGTCCAACGTAACTTATTCTTAGTAGTCCATACATACGTTGTAGGATTAAACCCTGGTATTTTTCCCGTCATTCCAGCAAGGCCTAGCTTTTCAAAAAACAAAAGCATCTTGTCAATTCCTATTTTATGCGCCGTCGCAAAATCCGGGTGTTTTTCCTTCCATCTAAATATTGTAGCCCTGTGCGTGTTTATAGTGGCAGCGAATGACTCAAAGCTAAAACCCTTACCCATGTGCTCTATAAGCATATCGCAAAAACTAGGATCATACTTAGTTGGCCTACCTACCGGCTCTCCTGTTGGCGGCGTTGCCATTAAACCACCTTCTCACGCAGTAGCTTCGTATGATGCTTACAAGCGTGAATGCCAAACCAATTTGTAAGTTTTCCGATAAAGACACTTGCAAACCATACATCGGAAATATAACAACCTGCGCGATAAGCGAGATAGAATAACCAATAGCAACATTGACTATAGACTCGCATAGACTATGTTTCCTTGACTGCATTTTTGCCTGTGTAGTTTTGCCAGCGCTCTATTATGACGCTGCAATAGTGTGGGTCTATTTCCATTCCGTAACATTTGCGGTTTGTTTTCTCGCAGGCAATTAGGGTTGATCCTGAGCCTAGGAACAGATCAACAATTTTGGTTTTGTCTTTTCCCCAACGTTCAAAACAATCTAATATCATTGCAACTGGTTTCTGTGTCGGATGAACCCGCCGATCTCCATCTATTTTTTTCTGAAACCCAAACGGGCCAAACCACGGATATTTTATCAACTTAGTTCTAACTTGCTTGCTCCAAGCGATCTCAAAATCGGACCCAGACACCCTGTTCTCAGACGTTCTCTTATCCCAACAAACCCAACCATGTTTTGACCCGTCGGGGAGTAGGTGACCGTAGCAATTAGCGCCCCAAAGAAATATCTCTTTCGTCTTCTCAAAAAATTTTAGCACTAAAGAAGGATCAAACGGTTCCCCGTCCCAATCAACTTGTTTATACTTGTTTCTTTTTAACTTTCTGCCATCGTCTAAAAATTCTTGCTTCGTTATTTCATTTTGTTTCTTTTCAATACCAATCCCATAAGGCGGGTCAGTGAAAACCATGTCAGCCTTCTCGCCGTTCATAAGCTTTTCAACTGTCGCCTTGTCGGTAGAATCGCCACACATCAAACGGTGATTACCTAGCTGCCAAATATCGCCAAGCTTGACGTTGTGAATATTTTCCTCAACCTCTGGAACTTCGTCGGCGTCTGTTTGCCCTTCGATTGGTTCGTTTAAGCCTTCAAGCAACTTGTCGAGTTCGTCGCTATCGAAACCGATAGATTCTAAGTCAAAGTCGTTTTGTTCCAACTCTTTTAGTTCAAGCGAAAGCAAATCTTCGTCCCAACCTGCATCTAGCGCTAGGCGGTTATCTGCAAGCACATAGGCTTTGGCTTGCGTTGGCGACAAGTGAGACAAAAACACACATGGTACGTGTTCCATCTTTTCCGCTTTTGCTGCCTCAAGACGCCCATGCCCTGCGATAACGTTTAGCTTGTCGTCTACTAGGATAGGGTTGCAAAAGCCGAATTCGCGGATTGATGCTTGTATCTTTTTGATTTGTTCTTTGCTGTGCGTGCGTGCGTTGTTCACGTAGGGAATAAGCCTATCAACGCCTATCATGTCGAATTTCACCGCGTATACCTCACGGGCTCAAACTCCATGCCTTTTTTAAAAAATACTTTAGCAAGGGTAAAGGGCATTAGCAGGACTATGACAGCCCCGCAGATAATTGCCCCGACAAC